CCCTGACTATCAATCTCGTCCACATATCTCTGTAGCAGACTAATAGTATCTTCCATTTCTTCAAAATGTTCCTCTGTTAAGTTTTCGTGGTCAAGGTCACTGAAGTCCTCAACTATTCTCAATTCGTGAAAGTTACCTTCATTATAACATCTATCTACAAATCTGTCAAAGGTATAAAAGTCATTCTTTTTAACTACAAATAATTTTACATAAGTTTTTTCAAATTCAGCGATATCCATATTGAGCATATCGTTAGTATCATCATAGAATATCTTTTTGAATAGTTTATTTGGATTCTGATGAAACTCCAACTCTCTTGTTTCTGTATCTAGAATATGAAACCCCTTGGCACTAGCGTAATCTGACCAAGTTATCTCGTAGGGTGCTCCTAGATATCGTATCTGTCCATCGTCTTGCTGTTGATGAAAATGTCCAGAAAATACTCTTTCATACCCTTTGAATATGTCTCTGGAGATTCCATCATCACAATAAAACCCTGGGATCATTTCACTACCGTTTAGGGGTAGGTGTCCAAATGCGAAATCTGCTTTAGTTTTTTGTATCTTACGAATACACTCGGAATATTTCTCTGGACATATCCAGGGTGTCATCAATATATCAAGACCATCAAAGTTTATAACTTCTGGTGTGTCTTTATATAGGTGTATAGGATATTCTCCTAGTGTTAGTCCTACAGAATTAACATCGTTGTTATTCTTGAAATAACAATCGTGATTTCCTAGTAGCATATGTAAGTCAACACCCATTTCGTAAACGGGATTGAAGAACATCTCTTTTGCTAGTTTAAGAGTATGAAAATTAGTATAGCGCCGGCGGTCAAAGCAATCGCCCAAATGAACGACCGCATCAATCTTTTCCCTTCTACATATTGGGAAAAAAGCGTCTTGGTAGAATCTCCGTTGATATTCCGCAAATTGAATATTATCATTTTTTGCTCCAAAATGTGTATCTGTTATTAGGGCAAGCTTCATCTCATCGGTGGTCCTAGAAACCAAATGACCGCTGAATATCGAGTACCTTTCGTCACAGGTGCAACTCTATGTTCCATAAATGATGGAAACACAATGACTTGTCCCGTTATTGGGTTTTCAAAGGGTTGCTGTTTCACACCCTTTCCTTTATTATAAGTCATCACTTCAAATTCTCCTCCTTCAAAACTATCATTCAATAATATTGTCATACTCAACTTTCTAACCTTTTCGTGGACCCAGGGATTGTCTGGTTGATTATATTTTGACAGATGGTCATTGAAACCATCTCTATGCCAACTATAAAATCCACCCTTTTTATATCGAGTTATCTGTGCTGATTCGGCAGATGTAATATCGTAACGCCACCCAGCATCTTCATTAGCCCGTAACATATACGGCCATATCAAATCATACACCCATTGTTCATTTGTCCATGCAATGTCACTTATTCTTGTTTTAAGGTCTGATTTAAAATCAGCCTGGCGGCCTGTCTTTCGTTCTTCGGGTGAGTGGTCTTTCTTTACATCAACAGCAGAAGCTTCCCATGATTTAGACGCAAGACGTTTCAACTTATTACAAGTTTTAACATTTATCGGGTCATTAAAGAAAAACCATTCATTTACAGTATTCATCTATCTCCGGTCCCATCCCGGGAGGAAAAAAACATAGAAATAGTAAATCTATAAAAGGGTGCATGGAGAGTTGCAGGTCGTACCGAATGAGAATGTTCTCCAGTAAAATGTACTAAACGATTTGGTCTATACTCTACTGCCCTTTCTAATTCTAAATTATCAGCAGAATAAAACATAGTTTCTCCACCCCATTCTCGTTTCCATTCTAAAGCTGGATAATACAAACATACATCGTAATATCGTTCGGGATCAGGCGCTGACAATACAGCCCCGTCCACGTTATGTGTATGCTCAAAATGTGTTTGGCCTGGAATAGATAAGTTTACAATCATCTTCGCTAATGTCTTATTATGAATTTTCTCACCTGCTGGACTAGCATCTAATTTTTCTCGTATTTGCAATATTTCCTGATCCGCTTGAGAATATTCTGAATGTAAACATAGATACTCGCTGTGTTCTGGTATAGTATCATCTCGCCACCCCACTTTATATAAAGAAGTTTTTACAAAGTTCCAAACAAAACAAGAATAGTTGTAGGGAAACGCATTGTCATAGACAGTAATCAATCTGGATCATCCGAAAAACTATATTTCTCTAGGAACTCATTATATTGTGCTTGATACAATGACGCCTCATCGTGGTCTTGCACGACAATCATTTCTTCTATATTAGAGCGTTTCAATAGTTTATCTTTTATTTTAGATTGTTTCTTTTCTTTAGTTATTCTACGAATAAAAGCAAAGTAAATAATCTGTGTGAAATAAGCAAACGGGTTGTTCGACTTCTCTGGATTGAAATTATTTATATACTGCAAACAATTCTCAATACCATCAGATATCATTTCTTCTTTATATGTGTAGTTAATAAAGTTTGGACGATAAGATAGATGATTTGCTATCTTTAGAAAACACTCTCCAATATAGTTGGGAACCCTTGGCTTGGGTTCTCCTGCGGCCTCTGCATCGCTTACCATCTGTTTGAATTCCACCATTGCAGCGAGGAACTCCTTGTTATTCACATAGTGCGGTTTCTTCTTCTTCTCGGCGTGTGTTGCCATAGGAATCTCCTATGAAACATAATCTCCAAATAATCCAATAATAACTTCTACAGCATCGTCTAAGTTATCTAAACGCCATGCGGCATTACATTCGATTAGTGGGTGTTCCATTATTTGTTTATCGTCTGAAACAACTATCAACGGTTTCTTCAAACCAATACTCCAACCTATCTCTATGATAGTCCCAATACTGGGCCTACGGTCATTCATTTCTTTGGGAAGATATGCTAACACTAAATCACTGGACTCTGTATCAAGCCAATTCTTGGCGTTGATAGCACGTGGATCACTCCACATCTTATCAACAGCTCCTGGTGATGTATAAGTCATACCCTCCTCAATAGGTTCACACCTTAAAGGGGATATGCCAACAATGTTATGGGGCAACTGGAGTCCTACTTCATGTCTCCAAGTTGTTGCTTCATCTTCGGTCAAGCCAGCAATTGGGCCAGCAAGATAAATGTACTTCTTCATACTCATAATAATAAATGCCTTTTTTGTTTAGACAGTTATCATTATATATGGTTTATTCATCCTTGTCAAGTTTTTCTAACTCAGCTTCGATTAAAGCCTGCACAAATGCTTTAGGTGTTATTTCACTATTAACTGCCGCAATAATAAACTCTGCCATTTGTATTTCTTTTTCAATCCAAAACTTCTTTCTTCTTAATTCTTCTAACTGATATTCATAACTATCCAGTTCTTTTTGCTTACGAACTTTATTTTCAATTATATCGGTAATACTTACAATTTTTTTATCAAAAGCACTTGACATTTTTATGAGCGCCTAGTATAATGGAGTGTGTAGGGTGTGTTAATAAAAGTCTTTAATGAAGTTTATCTTTATTAGGAGGACGGAAATATAATACATTTGCATCATTATCAAATCTATCATCATCTTCAGTAATCTTACCCAAGGCAGATTGAAGCTCTGATAAATCAGCGTTATCATCAGCTAATTCTGCAACAGCTTCTTGGAGATGTTTCATCTTAGCTAAGGCTTCATCTTCAGTTTCAATTTGGTTCTGTTCTTCTATCATTAATTTAGTAACAAGATGTTTGTAATAGAATCTGACTTCGGGAGCTAAATCACCCATACTAAGAATACGTTTCTTAAATATAACAAACTCCTTATCATTAGTAAAGTTCATCCATCGGCCGAACCCAGTATGGTCAACCATCTGTTGGTTTTCTTGGTCAAACTCGCGAGTTGTTTTAACAGCGAAAGGTCTTTCTATAGTCAACGCATCAGCATATTCTTCTACGACTTTGCATATAACATCTGCACCGTCTACAAGTTTGAGAACTTTATAAACACCGTTTTCTGGTTGTTCCATACTTATTATTTATGTTCTTTTAGTTTCACGGGAATGATGTCATAATCAAATCCCTGTGTGTTGTAAATATCTATTCTTTCTTTTAGATGCTTTAGGGTATAGTTTGCTTTATTACCCCTAGACATATCATCAGCAATATCAAAGATTTTCAACTCATCTTTATCGTCTGCTACTCTCAGCCCCCTCCCTATTGACTGCAACACTTTGATTTGCGACTTGTATGGTGATGCAAATATAATGTTGTGTAGTCTCTTTATATTGATGCCTGTTGAGAATACACCATACGATGCAAGTATAATAGCATTCTTTCCATTCTCTACATATCCCCTAACTAGCTCACGGTCCTCTGTGGGTGTCTTACCGTATACCAGATATACATCCCTGTCACTAGCCTTTAACATCTCCTGTAACCGTTGTAGTTGTACAATGTACCGACAGAGAATTAAAGTATTGCCTTCCTCAGTATTAGCTAGTTTAAATATGAATTCGTTTCTTGGTTCATATTGAGATAGAAAATCTATCTCTGCCTGATACTCTCTCCGTACTCTCTGCTGTTTAATATGCTCCATCACCAAACAATAGATATGTAGATTAGATAACTGTTTATCTTCTATCAGTTGAGATGTGGTTGTCACTTGCTCATGTACAGAAAACAAACCTTCCAGTATTAACCGATGAACCTCTGTACCATCTAGTGTACCTGTAGTTCCCACACGATATTTACATTCGTGTAATTTATTCATAATGCCTGTCAAAGACTTTGCTTTGGCCAGATGTGCTTCGTCTACAAAGGTTGCACCAAACTGTTTAAAATAACTCTTAGGCATTCTGTAGATAGACTGCCAGGTAGATATAACTACTTCTTTGCTTGTATTTTTATCATTACCAGAGTATAGTTTATGACAATGCTCATCGGGAAACCAACCGTAGTCAGCAAAGTCATTATACATTTGTTCAACAAGACCTGTTGTTGGTACAATGATAAGAACTTTTCTGTCTACCAATAAATCGACATAGTATCGGGTCAACGCATATATTATGAGAGACTTACCGCTACCAGTGGGAGAGAGTATGAGGCCACGATTAGTGTTAATAATATGATGTATGGCATTTATTTGATATGGTCTAACCTTTACTCCAGTTTTTAGTTTAGTTACAAACTTTCTTACTAATGATTTATCTACTCCATTCTCGGCATCTATTGTTCCGATGATGTTGATTCTGTATCCTTGCTTTTCGCAAAACTTTTTGACATACGGAAATAATCCCAAGTAGATTTTACCAGAAGCAGGACTGAATAGATGAACACGACCGGACCATATACGATTCTGTACCGCCCGCATATATCTTGCATTCGGTACTTCAAATGAGAAGAACTCATATAGCTCTTTAGCAATGCTAGGTTCGCATTGTATTCGGATATAGATTTCATTGAACTTCTCAATATTTATTTCCATTACTCACCGTGTAAAAACATCTTCCATTTTATAGCATTATTTATAGTAAAAGACCTATTTGTAATTTGCTGTAATGTACGATTTGTATAGTCAACCATACTTTTCAAATAAGCCTCTTTCTGACTCAACAACTGAAAATCCTCATCAGCCTCTATATACATCTGTACATCATTTTTCAATACTTTCAAGTCAAACGGTTTCTCAGCATAAGCCTCTGCCGGAGCCTTACCAGTATAGTATTCCCACTTATCTCTATACATAGTTTTC